TACTGAGTACGGGGCGCTGTTCAATAGGTTGAATGAAGAGCGCCATGACAAAGGCTTGCCGCCTTTGAAGACTGCTATGGAGATTCTGATTGAGGCCATGCAGTCCGAAGAGTTGGATATTAAAGAAAAGTCCCGTATTGCTGAAAAAATTGCTACATTTGAGTCGTCTCGGGCGCCCATTATTTCTATTGACCACGTAAATAACGTGATTCAAAAGGAAGAGGAAGTTAATGCTGACGAGGCTTTGGAAGACTTCCTAACTGCACTAAAGAAAGTATAGACTAGATGCTAAAATAAAAAATCTAGCATATAATATTGCCATGAAGAGAATTGATCTTTGTGGTAAAAAATTTGGCTTGTTAAGTGTTGTTAGTTTTAGCCATAGTCACGTTTTACCTTCTGGTCAAAAACGAGCTATGTGGAATGTTGTTTGTGATTGCGGAAGCAGTAACGTAATTAGTTCTTCAAATCTTAAAGTAACAACGTCTTGTGGTTGTTTAAAAAAAGAAGGTTTAAACAAAAAGCCGTTTGGCATTGCAAGTTTTAACGCAAAATATAGTCAATACGTAAATTCGGCAAAAAAAAGAGGGTTCATTTTTGATCTGTCAAAAGATCAATTTCGTAAAATTATTGAACAGCCTTGTTTTTATTGTGGTCAGGAAAAATTTACAAAAACACAACAAAAAAATTGCAACGGATATTTTGAGTCAAATGGAGTTGACAGGATTGATTCAAATAAAGGCTATTTGTTAGACAACTGCGTTCCGTGTTGTTCTGTTTGCAACAAAATGAAACTTGACTTGTCTGTTGACAAGTTTTATGAACATATAGAAAAAATATTGCAACATCTCAAGAAGGTGTAATATATGCCCCTGAAACAAGGCAAGTCTGAAAAGGCTTTTAAATCAAACGTTAAGACCGAGATGAAAGCGGGTAAGCCTCAGAAGCAGGCACTTGCAATTGCATATTCGGTTCAGCGTAAAGCGAAACAACCGAAAGGTAAAAAATGAGCGGATATACCTCTGGTAACAATGCTCCTACGCTGATGGCGCAGGCTCCTAACCGCAAAGGCAACGTGTCGAAAGATCCTGCCAAACACTCTGGCGGTGCGACTAACGTTGTTGGCAACCGAGTCGATAAGATGACTCCTGCTGGCTCGCAAGGCGCTCCCAAAGTTGGCGGCGAAGTCACCTGCGGTCGGTATCAGAAAGTTGCTCTGTCTACCCCCGCGCCTTACAGCACGAAGTCCACGAATACGGGCTACGTCAAAGGCTCTAGCTACCTGAAGTGAGGTAATTATGTCTGGCTACGGAAAAGTTATCTCTGGTGGCGCGTCCATGCGTAAGGGCGTTAGCAAGGGTATTAACGATAAGCTGTCTGCCCGCGAGAGCGAGATTAGCCGTCGTGAGACTACTGCTGGTGCTGTGCGTGACGCATATAAAGTTAACACCCTGTCTGATCAGCATGTTCAGAACATTCGTGGTGGCAGCTTTACTAAAGGCACCCGTCCCTCTCGCGTATGATTCCGCGAACCACTAAAGGTAAGGGCGCTAACTACCGCTCTACCGAACAGGGTGCCGGCATGACCGCTAAAGGTCGTGCTGCTTACAACAAGAAGACGGGTTCTAATCTGAAGCCGCCTGCACCCAACCCCAAAACCAAAGCAGATGCCGCCAGGAAGAAGTCTTTCTGTGCGCGTATGTCTGGGATGCCCGGTCCCATGAAAGATGAGAAGGGCCGGCCTACTCGCAAAGCAGCATCACTGAAGAATTGGAACTGCTGATGGCACAAGGTCTATACGATAATATCCACGCCAAACGTGAGCGCATCAAGGCGGGGTCGGGTGAGCGAATGCGTAAGCCCGGTACAAAAGGCGCTCCAACCGCAAAGCAATTTAAGCAAGCGGCTAAGACAGCAAAGAAACCTAAGTAACTACTGGAGAATGTGAATGGCAACGTATGATATTGAGGCACTGAAGGAAGACCTTCCCCATGCTAAAGAACTGGCCCAGTTTGTTTTTGATCGAACTGGCATTGCACTAGACCTAGTTGGTAAGCCTAAAGATGAGCAGTATCTTGTTGCCAAGAATGCTCTTGAAGGCAAGAAGATCCCTGCGGAGTTTGTCACTGATGACAACCCGTATGTGGAAAAGAAAGACCTGATCCCTGAGGATGAGATCAAGCCTCTGCCGCCTAGGTCGCAAGATCTCCCCGACATTAATTCGCGTGTTCATTTCTTTGGGGCGACTAATATGCCGCACCCGCATGATCCGCAGTCGGACAGGAAGGTCCACATTTCTTTCTGGAAATACGACAACGGCATGATCACGTATCAGATCATGGGGCCGCTGGAAAAAGTTGCTGTTGGCACCCGTATTAATAAGTACGGGCAGACCGTTCCTGAGAAATATAGCTGGATTGATCCGCGCACTGAAGAGCGTGTGATGCGCCGCCCTGATGGCACTTTTACCGAAACAGGCAGGGGTCTATATACCTACTGTATTGGTGAAAAAGGTGGCAACATTTGGACGTTGATTGATCGAGAGCTTGTCGCTATTGCACAGAAAAATATTGCAAACCCGTGGGCTTAAATGGAAGACTACTCCATTATTTTTCGCAAGAAGCTGGCAACTCAAGCAGAGGTTTGCGCTCGAAAAGCTTTGGAGTGGCTGCAAAAGGATTTGCAAAACACTCACGAGCTTGAGCCCGATGAAGTCTATTACCTTGCCGCTTCAGCACAAATTCTTTTGACGCTGCGCGACAAGTATGGCCAAGAGTGAAGCGTCTGATTACATCCAGCCCATCTACAAAGAGCGGGCACTCAAGTATCTAATCAACCTTGCGGGCGGGAAAAAGAAGGTCGATAAGTTCACCACAGAACAGTACCATGCCATGCGTAAAGCCAGGGACAAACTGGCTGAAGACATGCAGTACAACCAACTGCGGTGGTTTCGACCTTTCCCTTACCAACTAGAGTTTTTTAAGACCGGCGCTAAACATTCCCGACGTGGAATGATTGCGGCTAACCGCGCTGGAAAAACCATTGCATCGGTTTTCGAGGCCGCCTACCACCTGACCGGCATCTATCCCGACGACTGGGAGGGTAAGCGCTGGGACCGTCCTATTGTGGCTATGTGCTCAGGTGAATCCTGGGAACAGGTTGCAAAAACGCTACAGTCCAAACTGATTGGCTGCGATGACGTTAAGCAGGAATACAAGATCGGCACCGGCGCAGTACCTAGAGATTTGATCGATAAAAAATCCATTCGCACTGATGGCGCAAACATCATGGCGATGGAGATCAAGCACATTACTGGCGGCAAATCCAAGCTGTACTTTGCCAACTACACCCAGCAAACCAAGAACTTGCAGGGTTTTGAATTGGATCTAGTTGTTCTTGATGAGCAGCCGCCAGATGAGGTTTTCTCGGAACTAGTCGTCCGTACTGCAAACCGATCCGGGCAGGTTATATGCTCGTTTACCCCACTAAAGGGTATGTCAGGATTGGTCAGAAAGTTCTGGGATCAGGTCGAGGGCTACTGTCACATCCGAGTCACTTGGAATGACATTCCTTTTGAGAACGAATGGGGCGAGCCGTTTTTTCCAAAAGAAGAACGTGACCAGCTAGAAAGAGACTTCATGCCCTGGGAGCGCGAATGCCGCATGAATGGCATACCGCTAATTGGGCAGGGAGTAGTGTTTCCGCTACTGGAATGGCCTACTTATGATCCGTCTGAGATTGACCTAAAAAGCAACCCTAGTCTTGAGCGATTGATTAGTTTTGACCTGGGTATTAAAAACGACCCTACGGTTATTTCGTTCTTTTTTCGAGATCCAATCCAAGACATTATTTATCTGCACAAGCAGATTACAGTCAATAAAGGCGAAACACCTGATGAGTATGTGCATTACCTACTAGATAGGGAATCTAGAGGTGTGCCAATTGCATTGCCGCATGACGCAACGCAACCGGGCCGATACACGTTAACAGAACAATCGGTGCGAGAAGTATTTGAGGATAACTACAACCTAAATGTTATTCCTGGCGCAATTTTGAATCCACCTAATGCTGATGGTAAAGTAACCAACCATAAGTCTTACGGGATTAATATAATGCGGCTGGGGATGGAGCGTAAAAACTTCCTGATTAACCAGAACTGTAAACAGTTTTTGGATGAAGCTAGGAATTACGCAATTGATGAAGCCGGTAGGTTTTCTGACCCTGATGACCATATTGACTCTGCGCGTATTGGTATCTTGGCGCTGATTCAGGGATATGGCGAATCAGAAGTTAGCCGAGCCACCACCTTCAGAAAGATTCCTTTGGTTGAAGGTAAGGTTCAGCAAATTTAAGGATACGAAATGCTAAACAAACAGAACGTTATCGTTCCAAACATTGCTGCATCTGGCGGTCAAAAGGGTCTTGTTGAAAATGTCGCCCATGAGGTTTACCTCAAAATGGTTGACTACCTGCGACTAACGCAGTCTAAAAACCAATTTAACCGTCTTGCTACCTATCATTACCTAAACATCCCCGTATCTAACTCCACCGAGCCGATTCGTGGAATTGATTACATCCACCCTGTAGTTAACCCTGGCGTTGATTACGCCACTGCGGTTATTACAAAGTGCCTGATGCCCAATGGCAAAGTGGAGTTTGAGTTTGAACGTATGCCGCATGAAGACGGCAGGGCTTCTCGGCAGGCAACCGAGATGGTCAAGTACATGGTTAACAGCAAAAACGATGCGTATGCTGTTATCCGTGATTGGGCTCAGGGCGCACTGCTAAACAAAAACGGCATTGTGATGGTTTCGCCCGTGCGCGATCCCGTCACGATGTATAAAGAAGTTGAAGGCACTCGTGATGAGTTGAAGGTGTTTGAGATCATGGCCGCAGAAAAAGGCCTGACTGCCAAACGCCAAAATATGCGGAAGATTGATGTCAATCTTGAAGCCGCAATGGCTGATGTGCTTGAGACGGGTGAAGATGCCGTTGATGCACTGGACAACAAAGCCATCTACCGCGCTCAGTACAAACTGACGGGCTACTCCACCACCGTCCGCATCAAACAAGTCGCGCAACATTATTTTGTTTGCAACCCGACTATCAGCACCATTCAAGATCAGGATTTCTGCGGGTTCTATGACCCCATGACAATCCATGAGGCCAAGGCTCAATTCCCGTACATTGATATTGAGGCTTTTGCAGAGCACGCTTCTTATGGTCCTGCTGGCGCATACCAGGCCGGCGCACTAGAGAACGACCTGGCTATCCACGCCCGCGACTCTACTCCTGTTCCCGGTCAAGGCGTTATTGCCTCGGCTGGTGCTGATAGGTTTAGCCGTGTGGTGATGCTGACGACAGCCTGGATTCGCAAAGACATTGATAACGATGGGGAAGAGGAAACTGTTGAGGTTTGCTATTCCGGCTCGTACATCATTTATGCCAAAGAGGTTGATTTCATTCCTCTGGCAAACATGTGCCCGAAACCTTTGGTTGGCAACTTCTTTGGGTACTCGCTTGCCGAGCGTCTTATTCCCATGCAGGAATACGCTACGTCAATTGCCCGCGCCGAAATGGCATTTGCAATGCAGGCATCTACACCCCGCATTGGCGTTAACCCTGAGTTCCTAGACGCTGAAGAAATCCAGCGCGGCGTGAGCGCTATGTTTGTTCTGGATCGTAAGTTTGATCCTGCCAAGCATATTTATGAGTTCTCGCCTTTGCAGGGTAACCTAGCTTATGTTCAATCTGCTATGCAGCGGTTTGAGCAGGACAAGATGGCTATGGTTGGCATGACCAGCCCGACCGATGTGCTCAATCCTGAAGTGATGAAGGACGGCAATAGCGGTTACAAGCTGCAACTGGCTATGGGTCCGAACCAACTCATTCAAGATGAGATGGTCAAGAACTGCGCGATTGGTCTACGCGATGCTCTGTACATCGTTTGGAAAACTCTTGTTCAGTATTCCGACGACTACAACATCCAGCAACTAGCCGCCGTGTGCAGTGATGGCGAGGGTTTCCTAGATGCCAAGTCGGTAGAAAACTTTGAGTTTATTGACCGGCGCATGATCAACATTGACCTGGCGCTTGGTTTCCTGTCGGATGAAAACCGACTGACTCGCCAGCAACTGATCCAGCAGGTTCAAACGCAGTTTGCACAAGCTGTTGCAATGATTCCGCAGAGCGTTCCTGAAATCTTCTTTAAGGTTCGCCGTCCGTTTGAAGACACGCTGCGAGTCCTTGGAATCAAGGATATTGACTCTTACCTGCCGACGTTTGAAGAGGCTGCAAAGATTGTTGTTGAGAAACAGCAGCAAGGCCCGGATAGCCAAACTAAGGAACTGGATTCCAAGACTGAGCTTAACAAGGCTAAGAGTATGGAAACTATGGCTCGTGCTGGTTTGGTTGCCAAGCAGACTGAAGATATTGATATGGACAATATGTTTGAGGCCTTGGCGGCTAAACAAGGAAACCTTAAAGCTGTCCAGGTGGATTAATTAGCAAAGGAAAGCAATGAAAAGTCTGACTGAAAATATCAGAGATTTTTTTAACAAACGAACTCGCCTATCTGATTCTCGAAAGGATTCCGATGTAACTAGAAAAGCACTTGTTATAGATAATGCGGACTCAGCAAGGCGACTACTGGCAAACAATGACTTTGCGTTAATGTTTAACCTGTATCGCTTTAATATGCTTGAGCGCCTAGAGGAGTCTAGGGATGATGCCGAGCGTATTACAAACTCGCACTATGTAGCGGGTGTTAGAGATTTCATTGACTTCATTGAGAAGCAAGAATATCTAGGAAAAATGTCTGAGGCTAACGCCCAGAAAGCAAAAGACGTTGTATAAACTTAATAGATTAGGATAAGATATGTCAGACGTAATCGCTAATGCGACCGCCCCTGAGCAAACTGGTAGTGTGAATCCTGCGGACACCATTGCCGCGATGATTGCCGCCAATAGGCGTAACAATCCGCAGCCCGAGGGTGCTTCGCCGCCACCAGCCGGACAAGAAGAGGCAAAAGCCGAATCCCCGGAGGCGGCTCCTGTAAAGGAGGCCGAACCTGAAGATAGTAATGAATTGGCTACAGAGCCGGAACAAGAAGAAGTTGCTGAAGAGTCCACCGATGAAGGTGTAAACGAAGCAGTCGATTTCTTAGAGTTTGCGGCACAGAATCCGAATGTAGTGCTAAAGATTCCGAACAAGGACGCAGAAGGCGGCTTTGTGGAGATGACGGCGCAAAAGGCGGCTTCTATTCTGGGTCAAGGAAGTGCTATCCATGAAAATGCGCGAAAACTTAAAGCTGAAAAAGCTGAGTTTGAAGAGTACGAGGCAAAGAGAAGGGCTGAATTGGATGGCCTGCAAATTGGTCTGGAACTGACTGTTGTGCCCCAGCTACAGCAAGCCGCTGATGAGTTGGTAACCCTACAGCAGTACAACCAGCAATGGCAGCAAATCCTTCAAAACGCGACTGATGAGGTTCAGCGTAGCGAGGCAGAGGCGGCGATTCGCCAAAACTCGCAACTGATCCAAGAGAAGTCAAAGTTTATTCAGACCAATCGCCCAAGGGTTGAGCAGTTTTATCAGGTGCGCTCGCAATTTGTTCAGCAGACGCTGGATAAAGCGCGGCAAAGTTTCCAGGATAAAGAGCTTGCCAACAAGGCGGTGTTCTCAGAGCTTCGTGAGAAGTTGTCAAAAGAGTGGAAGGGTGCCGAGAACTCTTACATTCCTGGGGTAAAGAACTTGGATCTGCTGTCATCTGACGAATACATCCTTGGATTGATTCGTGATGGCATGAAGTTCCGAGAGGGCCCTAAGGTTGTAAAGAATACTGGTGGCTCTTTGGCTGCGGCAGGAAAGCCTGTTGCAAAAGCCAAGACTACTCCTGAAGACAAAACTTCTGAGCTTCAACGCAAGGCTGAGTCTGGCGATAAGAATGCTGCGCGTGATCTTTTGGCAACCATGTTGGCAGCAAATCGCCGCCGACGTTAATTTATAGGAAACATCATGGCAACCATTACCTCTGCTTCCCTGGGCAACGGCAACGGCCCGTACGCAACCGACATCGTGGTCAAAGACCTCGATATGACCGTCTCCAACTATGTGAAGGACCGCACCCCGGTCACGAACATGGCTATGAGCAAGAAGCGCAAGATTAACTCTACGCTGCATATCTGGCCGATCGACTACTATCGTACCCCCACCCTGAACGCCAAGCTGGAAGGTGCCGCTGTTTCGTCTTCTGACGCTGCATCGAACACCCGCGCCAACTGCGGCAACTACACCCAGATCTTCACGACCGTGATCGGCGCTACCGGCACCGCTCGCGCTGTTGAGCAGGCTGGTGGTGATCCGCAGGCTTATCAGGAAGTCAAGCAGCTTACCGAAATCATGTTCGACGTTGAGCTTCAAATGCTCCGCGCCGACGGTGCTTCGATCAAGTACTCGGGCCAGAACGCTACCCAAGGTGGCGGTGCTCCGAACAACGGTCGTCGCTTTGGTTCGCTGTTCTCGTTTGCTGGTACTCGTTCGGGCAACGCTACCGACGGTACTGACATCCTGAACATTGCTACCAGCGATGGTAACGACACGACTTCGCCTGTCGATACCAACACCCCGTTCAACGGTGTTCTGTCGAACGCTGGCCTGGGCTACTTCACGTTCTCGTCTGGTGTTACTCTGCAACCCTTCTCGCCCGTGCTGTACAAGCAACTGGTGACGACGGCTGAACAGCGTTTCAACGCCAAGATCACGAACATGGTTGTGCCCACCTCGCTGCGTACGACTATTTCTGACAACATCCCCACCTCGCGTTCTATCAACCGTTTCAACCCGGCTGATAAGGGCGACACGATTGGTACGTATGAAGGTGACTTCAACTACACGTATCAGATCGACGATTCGTGGGTGATGGATCAGACTGGTTCGGACAACACTTCTATCCTGTTCCTGAACCCTGATGTGGTTCAGTGGGGTTCCCTGCGCGAGCTGGGCCCGAACAACGAAGTGTTCTCTAACGCCGACGCTTCGCTCGACCAGTACATCATGGAAGGTACGCTGATTGTGCGTAACCCCGCTGGTGTTGCTGTTCTGGCTGCTATGACGACTGGCACCCCGGTGACCACCGCTCGTCCCGCCGCCCAGGTCAAGCGCTACTTGGTGTAAAGGAAGGCCCCTCGGGGCTTTTCTGTACAGGCTGTTCACTCGGCCTGTATGGAAAGGCACAAGGAAAAGCAATGGAAAACGTACCACCCGAAACCAACGAAGTTAGCGAAGATTACTTTCTCAAAGGCAACTTAGAGGCCGGAGTTGATGGGGTTTTTCGTAAAAACGACAAACTATTTAATGAAGTTAAGTCCGGCACTTGGTCACAAACCTTCAGTACGCCAAACATTAACTATAAAGTTGGCGCTATTGATGGTGAGCGATACGTTCAATATGAGCAAAAGAACGTAGAGGCAATTCGCCAGCGATGCAAAGAAATGCGTGAGTTTTACAAAGAGCATGGGACGGCAAATCCGTTCTTTGCCGGCACCTTTCACGCAATGGAGCTACCCAAGTGCTTTGCCCACGAAATCAGCAGCAAATGGTTTAATAATAGGCCTTGGGATCTAATTAAGCTGGATAAAAAAGATAAGATTTTGTTTTACGCTATCGTTAACGAATATTATTCCGACTTTGTTTGTCACCCTAGCGGCAAGATCCCACTACCATATAATCCATCTATTCCTACAAGGTAAGGAAGTGAAATGTCCCTATTCATTCAATCTGCGAACAGTTTAGTTAGCCAAGTTTCGCAATGGGTAGGGGCAATTCCTTCTTCCACCGGGATTAATGCATCTGCTTACAACTCTTCTACAGGAGTTGTTACTTGCACTACAAACCCTTCGTCTGCCATTAATGTTGGCGATTTTGTTGGTTTTAGTGTTAATGGACCTTTTACTATTGTCCAGGCAGTATCTTCTGGCTCAATTACTGTTAATGACCCAGATGGTTTTTGGTCAACCACCAGTTATCCGGTTGCAATTCAAAAACTTCCCACTGCATCTGCTGTAGAGATTACGGCTTGCATTCAGTTCGCAGAATTGAAAATGCGAACAATTGAATTGCCGGCTCTTCGCTCAGATCCCTATGATCCTGTGGCTCCGTCTATTTTGACGGTGAACGCTCAGGGTCTTGCCCCTATTCCTGCGGACATGAACAAGCCTATTTTGTTCTTCCAGGAAACGCCCGGATCTGGCGTATCTCCTGGCGCAACCGGCCTTGGTCCTTGGATCATGTATGACCGTGTTGGTGACCGAGAGATTATTCGTCGCCGAATGATTGACCAACTGTACGTGCGGCCTTTTGGTGTGCCTCGCGTGATCAGGGCTTCTTTCTCTGAAGTTGGCAAAAACTATGTGTTTACTCCCAACCCTGGGCAAAACACAATTATCAAAGCGTACTACTACAAAACTTTTCCGTTTTTGTTTAGTCCGACAGACGATGTTTTGAATCCGGTTGTGCAAAATAACGCCATTCTTGCTTCATTCCCTGAGGGTTATTTTTACGGCACCCTAGCTGCTTATTACGATAAGAATAAGAACACTGATGAAGCGCAAAAGTGGAATGCTCGTTTCGATGATGCATACGGTCTGATTGAAGACCAAAACTACAAAGGTAAATGGATGGGCGGTGATCAGCACCTTACCTCGGAATTCCAGCCGAGGGAATATCGCTACTCGTTTAAGTGAGGTTCAAACGTGGCAACAATTGGACTTTACGGAAATACGTCAGGTGCTGCTCTTGCTGTACAGCCGGGTACTGAAACATCCGGTCTGTATGGCAACACCATTAACTATGGTGGAACCTATTTTGAGTGGTTTATCTTTCAAGAGTCTGCAACAGCGCCCGCAACGCCGACAGGTGGATCGTGGGACTTTCAGACTAATACTGGCACGGCACCTGCGGGCTGGAGCACATATCCTCCGGCTAACCCAACAAATACTGTTTGGGCATCTATTACTATTGTTAATAGTCGCAATACTGCTGCTTTGGTTTGGTCTACGCCTGGAGCATGGACAAAACCTGGCACCCCTGGAGCACAAGGTCCCACAGGACCTACTGGTTCTATTGGTCCGACTGGCCCCACAGGAGCTACCGGTGCTGCTTCTACTGTTGCTGGCCCCACCGGACCTACCGGCTCTCAAGGTAATACTGGACCGACTGGATCCCAAGGCTCTGTAGGGCCCACAGGCCCAACGGGCAGTCAAGGCATTCAAGGTCCGACTGGTCCCACAGGCGCTCAAGGTATCCAAGGGGTTACTGGCCCTACAGGTCCAACCGGCGCACAAGGTATTCAGGGTAATGTTGGTCCTACTGGCCCTACTGGTACTCAAGGTAATGTTGGACCCACGGGGCCTACTGGTTCTCAGGGTATTCAGGGTGATATTGGCCCAACTGGTTCCACGGGTCCAACCGGTCCTACGGGTAGCCAAGGCGTAGTTGGCCCAACTGGCCCCACAGGAGCTGCTTCAACTGTTGCTGGTCCTACAGGTCCGACTGGCTCTATTGGATTGACTGGCCCTACCGGCCCAACTGGTTCTGTTGGTCCGACCGGTCCTGGCGGTGCTTTGGCATATTGGGGCTCGTTTTGGGATACAACAACTCAAACTGCTGCTGCCGCAAACACTGCTTATGCCGTCACCATTAATAGCGCTGACCCTGCAAACAATGGGGTTAGTGTTGTTTCTGGAAGTCGGATTACTTTTGCCTACACCGGTGTTTACAGCATTACTTACTCGGCTCAGTTTGTTAACACTGATACCCAAATCCATGATGCAAACATTTGGGTAAGGAAAAATGATTCCGGTAGTACTGGAGACATTCCTGACAGTGACAGCAAATTTTCTATTCCAAACAAACATGGTGGAGTAGATGGAAACCTAGTTGGCACAGTCAACTATGTTTTGTCTGTAAATGCAGGCGATTACATTGAGTTGATTTGGTCAACCACCAGCACAACTGTTGCCCTGACTACTTTGCCGGCAGGAACAACGCCTGTTAGCCCTCGTATTCCTTCTGTAATCGTCACCGCCGTGCAGGTGATGTACACCAACATTGGACCTACTGGACCTACAGGCGCTACTGGCTTAACTGGCCCCACTGGTCCGACTGGAGCAAATGGCGCTGCTGGAGCCACTGGTCCTACGGGCCCCCAAGGTAGTATTGGTTTGACCGGTCCGACCGGTCCCACGGGTGCAACTGGCGCAGCAGGAACGGCTGGACCTACCGGTCCTACTGGTGCCGCTGGAGATCCAGGACTAACTGGACCCACTGGACCGACCGGAGCAACAGGAGCAGCCGGAGTTGCTGGACCTACTGGCCCCACAGGCGCAACAGGAGCTACTGGTCTAACCGGGCCCACTGGACCCACGGGTGCAACTGGAGCTACGGGTTTGACCGGACCTACGGGCCCAACTGGAGCCGCAGGCGCAACTGGTTTGACTGGTCCGACCGGCCCGACCGGCGCAGCTTCTACTGTTGCTGGCCCGACTGGTCCTACAGGATCTGCCGGAAGTCTTGGTCCTACCGGACCCACTGGGTCTTCTGGCGCTTCCGGTCCTATTGCCGAAACACTTCAAACCATTAGCAGCAACTACACCTTGACTGCCGGAACAAACGGTTTAAGCGTTGGCCCGGTTACTGTTGCAACGGGCGTTTCTGTTACTGTGCCAAGTGGTGCGCGGTATATTGTTCTTTAAGGTAAATCATGCCTATCGTACTTAACGGAACAACCGGGATTACCACTCCTGCTCAAACATTAACCTCTGCGGCGCTTTCAACTGCTGTTGCTGGAACTACCGAGTGGGATGGAAAGGTTCAATATTTCACCCCACAAAGCACGCAGCGAGGTGTGATTCCTGGTGAGCAGCTTTATGTTCTAAATAGTGGATATGTTGGTTCAAACGCTACCGGAGCGCAGCCGATCTTTGGTGTCGGCGTTACTCTATCTGGATCAACTTACTATGCGTTTGAAGCTGTTTACGCGCTCTCCAAGTCGGCGGGGACAACGTCGCACAGCTTGAGCATTTTGTTTGGCGGCACAGCTACGCTCAACAACATTGCTTATCAGATCAACGGCCAATACAACGGCACAGGTTTTAACGCGACGACAACGGCGCTGAGCAACATGCAGCCGAACTTTATTCAGACTGCGGGCGCATTTGCCGTAGGCTCAAACTCAACCGCAGCAATTTATTTCATGGTGTTGATTAAGGGGATGGTGTCCATCAACGCAGGCGGCACTTTTATTCCGCAATATCAGTTGAGCGCGGCTCCTGGTGGCGCGTACACAACCGCAGCCAATTCGTATTTTAAGATTTACCCTATTGGCGCAAGTGGCGCTAACGTCAACGTAGGAACGTGGGCGTAACTGAAACAAATTTACCGGCCCGGTTCAATTACGTTTTAAAGGAAAAAACATGGCAGTCACGCTAAACGCATCGACCAGCCCGACAACGGGCCTGATTACCACGGCAGACAGTTCTGGGGCAATAACGCTTCAGACAAACGGCACTGATGCACTTGCGCTAGTTTCTGGCGCGGTGGTTAACCCGACAATTAAAAACTACGTTGAAACTACGGTTACTGCTAACACCGGCACTGCGTACACAATTGATATTACTAACGGTACAGTTCAAATTTTGACGCTGACGGGAAACTGTACGTTTACATTTCCAACGGCCACAGCAGGCAAGAGTTTTATTATTTTGCTTAAACAGGATGGCACAGGTTCGCGCACTGTAACTTGGGCTGCATCCGTCAAATGGCCCGGTGGAACTGCTCCGACCATTACCAGCACAGCAAGCAAGCAAGATATTTATTCGTTTGTTGCTGATGGAACGAATTGGTACGGTGCTACTGGCGGTCAGAACTATACCGTCTGAGGCTGAATATGTTTGCAGCGCGTAATGCGATTCTGACGGCGGTGACGAGAAATAGTGTCACCTCCGTAGACCTTTTGCTTGTCGCTGGTGGCGGCGGTGGTGGTCAAGGTCGCCCAACTGGTGGCGGCGGCGGTGGCGGCGGTGCTGGCGGCTTTAGGCAATTGTCTGCTGTCTCAGTGTCTGCTGGCACCAGCTACACCATTACTGTTGGCGGTGGTGGTGCTGGTAGCACTGGACAGGACACAAGCGGAAGCAAGGGCAGCAATTCAAGCGCACTTGGCTATTCATCCACCGGCGGCGGTTTTGGGTCGTTTAGTCCTGACGCTGCTTCTGGATCAACCAACGGAGGACCTGGCGGCTCGGGTGGCGGCACTGGTGCCTATAACGGTTCTTCTTTCGGATCCGGCAACCAAGGGGCTTACAGTCCATCAGAAGGCAATAACGGAGCGCCAAAAGGATCAGGCGACGTGGGCGGCGGTGGAGGTGGTGCAGGTGCCGCCGCAACCGACAAAAATGGCGCGAATGGATCGTCCTCCTCCTATAGCGGCGCATCAGTCACTTATGCCGGGGGTGGCGGTGCTGGTAACGGCGGCACTGGTGCTGGAACTGGAGGCACTGGCGGCGGCGGCACTGGGGGATCTAGTTCTAATGGAACCTCGGGGACAACCAATACAGGCGGCGGCGGCGGCGGTGGAACTCAAAATAATCCCGGAGGAACTCAAGGCGGCGCGGGAGGGTCTGGTATTGTCATCATTCGCTATCCTGATACCTACAGTGCAGCCGCATCTACAACTGGTTCTCCAACGGTAACCGTCACGGGAGGCTACCGCATCTATAAATTCACCGGCTCCGGTTCGATCACGTTCTGAGGCAACATGGCTCACTTTGCTCAAATAGATCAAAACAACATGGTCACGCAGGTGATCGTGGTGAATAACGCTGAGTGCCAAGTCAACGGCATCGAGTCTGAGGCAGTAGGCATTGCGTTTTGTAAATCGCTGTTTGGCGCAGACACTTTTTGGGTGCAAACCAGCTACAACGGAAATTTTCGTAAAAACTTTGCCGGAATTGGGCATGTCTACGATGCAAACCGCGATGCATTTATTCCGCTCAAGCCATTTGCAAGTTGGGTATTAAATGAGGCCACTTGTCGCTGGGATGCTCCACTGCCGATGCCGCAGGACGGGAAAAATTACGCCTGGGACGAAAATGCTATGGCCTGGGTTGAATTGATTAACTTGTAAATAAGCCGCCATGAGCAACATTACTCAACATGCTACTGATGCAGCAGTAACAAAAGCCGCAACTGCCGCTCAATACGGCGGGTCAGGCGCAGCCGTTTACTTTGGCATGACTGCCAATGAAATTGCTGCTTTTGGTGGCTTGTTGATTGCTTTTGTAGGTTTGTGTGTAAACGTTTGGTACAAACACCAGCACTACAAGCTTGTAAAAAAGAAACTCGATAACCCTGAAAGCGATGAATAACATGCTGGATTGGTTCATTGGTTTTGCTTGTGCCGCCGCCTTGGTGTCTCTATTAATTTACGCAATCCAATTTGCCGTTGGTCTTTGGGGTGTGTGATGGCCTGGTCTGATGTTCTAAAAGCAGTGATTCCCATCGTGGTGGCGGCTCTTGCATGGCTGCTAGGTCAAGTTGCATCTTTTTCCGAACGCCTGACCAAAATTGAGGGACAGATGCCTGCCCTGATTACCAAAGAGGGCATCCCCACAGACTCGCCAATCTCTGCCGAGCGCAGAGCTATTCAGAAAGAGCAGTTGATGCAGTACATCAATGAGTTGCAGGTCAAGGTTCGGCTGCTTGAAGAGCGAGAGCGTCTTAGCAAGAAATAATCATGGACCCGATTACTGCATTTGCAGCGGCTCAGGCTGCGGTGGCGGGAATTCAAAAGGCTATCAAGCTGGGCAAGGACATCAACCAGATAATTGGAGAATTTGGTAAGTTTTTTGATGCCAAAGATGTAGTTCAGAAGGCAGCTAACGATAGCGCCAAAAGCGGAAAGAGTGACACGGCGCGGGCGATGGAAATCGTCATGCAGGCCAACGCCCTGCGCGAAGCCGAGGAGCACTTGAAGCACCAGCTTGTCTACGGCGGCTACCCTGAATTATGGGAGATGATGCTACGGGAACGGATGAAGATTCGTCAGGCCCGTGAAAAAGCAGCAAGGATTGCAGAGATTGAACGTAAAAAAATATCTGCACAACGTATTTTTATAGCTCAAGTTGTAGGCGGGATGATTACGGTATGCGTCATAGGGTTTTTGCTAATTTTGATTGCTAAACAGATATTGGAGAACTAAATGCTTGAACTATTGTCTGGTGGTTTACTTGGATCTATTTTTGGCGGCATCTTTCGTCTTGCGCCAGAAGTCCTAAAGTGGCTGGACAAGAAAGACGAGCGGGCGCATGAGCTAGCTATGTTTGACCGCCAGTGTGAGCTAGAGGCTCAACGTGGCGCTCAGAAGCTAGCCGAGATTGGTGCGGTACGAGAGGCCGCTGTAGATGTTGGGGCAATGGCTGCTTTTAATGCCGCTATCAACCAACAGACCGAAATGGTCAAGGCTGCTGGCGGTTGGGTGGCTAGCCTGTCGGCCTCAGTGCGCCCGGTAGTCACTTACTGGGTATTGTTCATCTGGTCATTTATCCATGTCTGGTTTGCTTGGAATGCCTGGATGGGCGGCGCAGCACCGGCTGAAGTGTTCAAAACCATGATGAGCGCTGACATGAGTGCCCTGGTGGCCGGAACCCTAAACTACTGGTTCCTAGACCGGACACTTGCCAAGCGCGGGCTATGAATTTAGAGGCTGCTGCTGAACTATGCCGGATATTTGAAGGCTTTCGTTCTAAGCCTTATCTCTGTCCGGCTGGCATTCCTACGATTGGATATGGGTCAACCTATTATTCGGACGGAAAAAAGGTTTCTTTATCTGACCAGCCAATAGATGAGCCTGCTGCCCGTCAGTTGTTAATGTATGAATTGCAACACACTTATGCGGCAGGTGTTATGCGGTTGTGCCCAAATCTTGTAAAGTATGAGAGGCGTTTTAACGCTATAGTGGATTTTGCCTACAATTTGGGTGTTGGCAGATTGCAGACAAGCACCCTAAGGCGCAAAGTTAATGAAGAGGACTGGGAAGGCGTTAAAGAGCAATTAATGCTGTGGACAAAAGCTGGCGGTCGAGTTCTTCCAGGTCTTGAGCGCCGTCGTAAAGCTGAGTGCATTTTGATTTAGTCTAAATGCAACCATTGCCAAATGATTAAGCATGTCAAAAATAGTAAACAGGCCTAACGCGGAGCAGGCCAAACAATTTGACGAATATGTAAAGCATTGGCAAACGGTGCTAAATCTTGGCGACTGGCGTATGGAGCGCGGTCGCAAACAAGCTGGCAAAGGCGCAATGGCAGAAGTGTCATGCGATAGCAACGCTCGCCTAGCAACATATCGTCTAGGTGATTGGGCCGGCGACGAAATAAATCCAGAATCATTGTCTAGCACTGCTTTGCATGAGTGTTTGCATGTGTTTTTATTTGATTTAATTGCTGTTGCTCAAGACAGGCTTGCAACACCGGATCAGTTGGAAATTGCAGAACATAGAGTAATTAACGTGTTAGAGCGAGTTCTGGCAGGAGAAGTAAATGGTGGCCCCAACAGTTTCCGATGAAGAGTTTATTGAGCTTTGGGAGACTCACAAATCTGCCGCTCGTTTAGCTGAGATCACGAAGCTAGACATCAGCAATATATACAAGCGTAGACGCAGAATTGAAATTAAGTTCAGCAAGAAATTGGCGGCAACTGACAAAAAAGCTGAGTATTACAAACATCTTCATACGGGCCATCTAAGTAAAAGCCGGCATTACTTAGGAATTGAAAACGGGGTTGTTCTTGTTTTCTCTGATGCTCACTTCTGGCCTGGAATCCGTACCACTGCGTACAAAGCACTTTTGTGGGCGATAAAGGAATTTAAGCCTAAATCTATCGTCAATAACGGCGATGCGTTTGATGGAGCATCAATTTCTAGGCACCCTAGGATCGGATGGGATAGCAAGCCCTCGGTCATTGAAGAGCTAAAAGCTTGTGAAATAGCTTTGGGCGAAATTGAAGATATTGCCGGCAATTCCAAACTTGTCTGGTGTTTGGGCAACCATGATGCTCGGTTTGAGAACAGGCTAGCTGCTAATGCTCCTGAGTTTCAGGGCGTTAAAGGATTTAGTCTTAAAGACCATTTCCCCAAATGGACCCCGTGCTGGTCAGTGTGGCCTACAGAAGATGTTGTAATTAAACATCGATATAAGGGCGGCATTCATGCCGTTCATAACAACACTGTTTCTGGCGGTAAATCTATTATTACCGGCCATTTGCATAGTTTAAAAGTAACCCCTTGGAGCGATTACAACGGCACTCGGTATGGCGTTGATACCGGAACCCTAGCTGATGCTACTGGTCCTCAGTTTGAAGACTACCTAGAGTCCAACCCGGTCAATTGGCGCTCCGGGTTTGCGGTGCTTACATTTCACAATGGTCGGTTGCTTTGGCCTGAAGTCGTTCACAGTTTGGGCGATAACAAAGTTGAGTTTCGTGGCAAAGTTATAGATGTAGGTCACTTGTGACATTAGCTTTTTGGTTTGTTTTAGTTCCTACTCTTTGCTATGCCGGAGCGGCTGTATATTATCTGTATATACAGAATATGCCGATGGTGATTATTTATTCTGGATACGCATGGGCTAATGTTGGACTTCTTTGGATTGAATTGTTGAGGACAAAATGAAAATTGCAGTAAGCGCTATTAGTAAAAATGAAGAGCAGTTTGTAGAGCGTTTTTGCGAATCTGCTAAAGATGCTGATTTGATTAGCATCGTAGACACGGGATCTACGGACGGAACTATTGCCAGGGCCATCAGTTGTGGCGCTGATGTACATGAAATTTGTATTTCTCCGTGGCGTTTTGATCACGCCCGAAATGCGGCAATAGCGCTGCTGCCAAAAGACATTGACGTTGTTATTAGCCTAGACCTAGACGAAGTTCTTGAACCCGGCTGGAGGGAAGAAATTGAGCGAGTCTGGAAAGAAGATACAACTCGTCTGCGTTACAAGTTCGACTGGGGACAGGGCATCTCGTTCTTTTACGAAAAGATCTTTGCAAGGCATGGATACCATTGGCACCATCCTTGCCACGAATATCCAGTACCTGATCCGAGAACACGAGAAGTCTGGGCCTCGACCGAAAAGCTACTGGTACGTCATCTCCCGGATCCGACCAAATCGCGTGGGCAATACCTGGATCTGCTAAAAGTAGCCGTTACTGAAGACAAAGAATGTCCTCGTAATGCTTTTTACTACGCTAGAGAATTAACCTTTCACTATCGCTGGCAAGATGCAATAGTTGAACTTAATCGTTATTTGGCGCTGCCTGGGGCTACATGGCCGAATGAACGATGCTATGCCATGCGTTTGATGGGCAGGGCGCATGAAGAGCTTGGAGACTGGCATGGTGGCTTAAAATGGTATCGCCTAGCGGTTGCAGAGGCTCCTGGGACTCGTGAGCCCTGGGTGTCGCTAGCCGAGGCCTGTTATCGACGGCACATGTGGGCAGAGAGCTATAGCGCTGCTTTGAGCGCTTTGGCAATTGCAAACAAAGAAGAGGTCTACACAATGGACCCGGCTGTTTGGGGTGAAAAACCTTATGATCTAGCCTCAATAGCCGCTTACAATTTAGGCTTAATAGACCAGGCCACTAATTACTGTAAAAAAGCCATTGAAATAGCGCCGAATGATGCTCGGCTAACGGCCAATTTACAGTTTATGGAGCAGGAGTCAAACCGTGCCCGATTACCAGCGTCTGAGGACGCCTCTTAGCAAAATGTCATTTACCCCAGACATTCCTAGTAATGCTCTGGGGCCTAATGAATATAACAGTGGCAGGAATGTTGAAACTGACTTGCGTGGCATTCGCAAAGCAGATGGTGAAGTTGCCGTATTGTCGGCAATTACTGGAAATCCTATTTATGTAGAAGGTGGTTTTCGCAACGAAACCACTTTTGTTTACATTGTTGCAACCGCTCAGGGTAAGTGGTGGATGGTTACTAACTCATCCATTTCTAATATTACCCCTGGCGTTGGAGCAAATCCTTCTGTTTCTCTGTCTGGTTATTCAGACAATACTGTCATTACATCTTCTGTAGTTGGCGGTGTTTTCTTCTTTAATGATGGCCTGCGTCCACCTATGTATTTCGCTCCCGGATTTACCGAGATGCGGATTTATAACGCTGCGCCAGATAACTACATTTGGAATTACGAGCCGTCCGTTACCTCTGTAACTGCTGGTTTTGTGCGGAACTATTCCTCGCCTAACGTCGGCAACATTCTTATTGCCGGAAATCTGACCAAAACATTCTCTGTTGGCACGACTGTCAATTACCCGACAACCGTGCGCTGGTCACAATCTTTTGCCCAAACCGGCGTGCCGGAAACCTGGCAACCCACTCTAAATACTGTTGCTAACGAACAAGAAGTTCCTGTGCGCGGCCCCCTTATTGATGGGTTTATGTTGGGTGGAAACTTCTATGTATTTAGTTATTGGGATGCAGTAGTTTTCTCGCCTATTTCTTACCAAAGCAGCACCGCACCTATTTTTGGCTTGCGTCAAATTAACAACGGGCGCGGAATGCTAAGTAATAACTGCTATGCCGTAGCAGATAACACTGCTTATGGTTTTGACGCTCGGGATATTTGGACGTTTGATGGCAGCAATTTTGAAAGTATTGCCAACCAAAAGATAAAAAATTACTTCTTTAATAACCTAAGCGCGACTTATGCTGATCGTGCTTTCATGGTTAATAACAGCAAGAAGTATCAGATCGAGATTTATTATCCTGATCTAACTAGCACCGGCTGGTGCAACAAGATGATTTCTTATCGGTATGACCTTCAGGTCTGGAACCCTCCGAAAGATATTGACAACGCTTGCAATGGCACTGAAGGGCCGCTGTTTATTTCGCCGTCTTTCAAACTAGCTAGCCGTACGGTGGTGTACGCCAGAAATACGGCGGGGAGCCAACTGGTGCAGACCGGTCAGGGCTACTCATTGGTTGGCGGTGCTGCTATGCCTACCTTGTTTGAGCGTACCAATATGTATTTAGATACAGGCAATGGCCCTGTTCCGTACAGCACCAAAGTGTATTTGCATCGAGCGCTCCCTGAAATTACTGGAACCGGTGCGGTAGATATTAGCGTAGGTGGATCAAATTCTGTTGGTCAATCTGCAAAATATGGACAAACACAACGCGCAAATATCGACACGGACACGCCTTGGGTTGGAACAACTCAAAATGCTGTAAGAACTTCTGCTGTAAAAGTAGAGACTAACAACAGCACCGACACGTTTAATTTGTCTGCGCTTAACTGGCAGGCAACTGTTGTTGAGGATGCGTTCTAATGCCTTACGATCTTGTTCCTCAGTCCGACACTGGGCAGATTGTTGAGGCAATTAATTACCTGCTCAACAACCTAAACAACGGACTAAATTCAGATCCCTCAACTGGAGAAATCGTTGGACCGAATAACCAAGTTGTTGGGTATCTGTATAAATACATCGCAGTTAAGTATGCAGATAGCTACGATGGGTCGGTTAACTTTTCGGATTCTCCGACGAACCGTCAATATTACGGCCTTCGTAATAGCGATAGTTCTGTTGAGTCAACTAACCCTGCTGATTACATCTGGACCCAAGTAACGGGTGGCTTTAGCACAACTAAACTGCTTTACTACACGACCACTGGCGGTCGGCAAATTGACTTTCGCGTAGACACAAGCCTGCCCGCTGTTGAGTGGGCCCCTGTTCCCACTGGCGCTATTGATCTTGATGTGGTTACGTCAGGATCGGTGCTGTCAACTACTTTTGTGGCCTTCTTCCAGCCCTCGACGCTGCAAGTTCCGTACACCACTGGGCCTAACTTTACCGGCGTAATTGCAAAGCTGTACGCATCAAATAGCCAGGGGTATGTCAATTTTTCGACAGCCCAAAACGACTCAGATCCTGGTTTTACAAACAATACTTGGCGTATTGGAAATAGCTCCAGCACCGGTAACGGCGATATTTCCTATGCCAACATTACTGTAGGCGCTCCTACGGATGGCGGCGGGTTTGCTCAATGGCCTGCACCGACTGCAATGTCAGCATCGCCTGCATTGATTACAGTTCCGGTTCGCTACAAAAGTAGCACGGGTGTTGTTTCGCAGGCCTCGCCGGCTAGTATCCAGATTACGTTTTCTACCAGCGGGCAATCGAGCAGGCTTGCGTTTGCTCGCATTCCTGGCAACCCCACACCAACTAGCGGCACCATTCAGACTTCTGGCGCGGCTTCCTATCCAACATCAGGCCAATCTGCTTCCGTGTGGGGCATTTCTACTGTCTGGTCTGGAATTGATCCGAGCCCGTCTAGCACCGACTCTCTGTATCAGTCTGAGGGTTCCTACGATCCTGTCACCAACGTTACAACCTGGACTACCCCTTACATCTCTAGCCTGAGGGTTGGAACTCTATCGGCCATCACAGTTAATACTGGAGCACTAACTGTTACTGGCGATTTGCAGGCTGGCAATATTGTTAGAAGCGGATCAACGGTTTCCTCTGGGTCTGGCGCTGTTATTGAGGGCAATACCGGTTACTTCGCTCTTGGTAATACCAGCGGGAGCGTTGTTTATAACGGCTCGGTAGTTCGTCTAAATGGCTCTGTAGTGATGGACCAGTTGACGGCCATTCCGGCTTCCGGTTCTCGCGGAAGTTTGGAGATTCTTGGCGCAAACACCATCCTTCAAATCAATAGGACAAGCTCTACCAGCGTTCCTGCTGTTTACGTTTACGACACCTCTGGCGCATCTACAGAATCGTTTTACGTAGCAGATACTTCTAGTGCAAGCCATACTTATGCAGCAGGCTTTGCCGGTAATGTATCTGGCGGTATTACGCTTTATGTTGCATCAAATGGAAGTGGCTCAGGTGCAGCAAAGTTTTTTAACAATAATGCTTCTAAACAATTTTGGGCAGCACCCGGGGCATATTCTGCATATAGCCCTTCTGGTGGTGGCAAAATATATATTGTTGACGGCAATGGCCCATTTACCGGCTTCCACGACACATTAACTCCAATAAATAATGAAGTAAATGTTGGAGATATTATGGTTGATACGCAGCTTATTTATAAAGCTGACGTTAATAGCACGTTGTTTGAAACAGCAACCTCTACACAACCAAATCAATCTAGAACAATTGGAATTGCATCTTCTGTGACCAGCGTTGTTCCAGGAACCCCTGGATCACTTTGGATCAACACAGACGTTCAAGTTGATGGCAGTACAATAAACCAGTGGTCTATGCCGGAAGGATTTGATCCGGCAACAATAGAGTCAACTTATAAAGTTGTACAGGTAAACGCTTTGGGCGAGGGCCAAATCAACGTTTGCGGCGAAAATGGTGATATTCAGCCTGGGGATTTGATTGTGACTAGCTCTATGTCGGGTAAGGGCATGAAGCAATCTGATGATGTCGTTAGATCTATTACTGTTGCTAAAGCTAGAGAGGCTGCAACATTTACTTCTGGCACTGAAGTTAAACAAATTGCTTGTATTTATCTCTGCGGCTAAGACGCTTTCTTTTAATAGTTAGGTGTAACATAATCTAGTTACGAGGTTTATATGGGCACAATATCAAACGCACCGGCTCAAGCAAGTGGCAAAGGCGGGAATGCTCCCGTTTACGGACAAACCAGTGTGCCTAGTGGGCCGCCGCAATCAAATCAACAGCCGCAGTTTGGTATGCCTAACCGGTATGCCAACTCGGTTGGATCTACTTCTTGGGACAATGCTTCGTTGTATCCTAGGGGGCCTGTTGGCGGCGGTAAAGGCGGCAAAGTTCAACCATCTGGTGTTGGTTATCCTTCTCAAAGTGCTGGCAAAGGTGGCGCTCCTATTGCACAAGTAGCCCAACGCGCACAACAACAGCAGCCCGTAATTGAGTCTCCAATTCGCAACGTGCAAGCCAATTCCGCAAATGCTTTGTACGCTTCTCGCGGCGCAACCGGAGATCCTGAAGGTATGAAATATTGGCAAGGTCGATATGCTGCCGGCGAAGATCCGGCACAGATTCAAAGAGACTTTAATGCCAGTTTTGATTATGTTAAAGGTCAGCAAAAAGCTGGCTAAGGAGTGAATTATGGGTTTCGGAAAAGGCTCTTCGTCCACACAGGTTCAGTTAACTCCTGAACAACAAGATGTTTTGCGAATCCAGCGCGATGCGTTGCGCGATGTTTTCCTGCCTGCGTATACGCAAACTGTTGGCGGCGCAGCCAATGTGCTTGGTACAGCTTATTCGCCTACAACTCAAGCCGCTCAAACCGCAATGGATGTTGCAGGTCAGGCTGGCGCTTTGCAGCAGCAGGTAGGCAGTGGTTCTTACCTTACCGGCACTGGCGGTGTTTCCGATGTTGCTGGTTATCAGCGGGGTCTGGGAGAGGGCCTGACCGGTTACGGAGCATCTAGCCTTGCGGGGTTGTTTGATCCTGCGTACAAACAAGAGCAAATCTATGCTTCTCTCCAGCCGGCTCGGGAAGCTTTGCGTGAGCAAATGGGTGAGCAGCGTGCTCAATTTGGCGGCGCTGGCGCTCTGGGTAGCGCTCGGGAAGCCCTAGCCAAAGAAAACCTTGCACAACTTGGTCAGCAGCGCCTGTATTCTGCTGCGGCGCAAACTTCTGCCAACGTGGAAGCCCAACGTCAGCGTGCCGCCGAAAGCATTCTGGGCGCTGGTCAGGCCGCTACAGGTCAGGCTGGCTCTTTGTATGGCAGTCTGCTTGGTGCGGGTCAGCAGGGTTTGACAGGCGCACAACAAGCTGCCGCCTCCCGGATTGGATACGCCGGCGCTCCTCAGGACATTTACAGCAAGTATGCGTCCGTGGTCTTTGGCGTGCCCCAGGCTTCTACTACGCCTAACTTTGCTGGCACTCAGGGTCAGACTGGAAGCAGCAAGGGCTTTGGTATCAATATGAGGGGGTAATATGGATTACTTCCGTAATTATTTTGGCGACACAAGACAATTCGGCAATTGGCAACAATATGCTGGAATGCCAACTGATAGGACATTCCAATCTCAAGGCGTTGCCCCTCCGCAGCAAACACCAGGCGCTGCTCCTAGTTCTTTTGCGGAAATGGGACAACAAATGGTTGATAGGTTCCAAACCAATGTGGGAAATGTTGGCACTAACCTTTCTAATGCTGCTAACCAACTTAGTCAAGGCAATGTATTAAATGCTGTTCGTTCTGTTGGTGGTTCTGGCATTGCTAGTGCTGTGCCTCCTGGCGCTCCTAAGCCTCCTGCTGCTCCTGGAGTAGTGCAGCAGCCGGTGGTTGATGATTACGATTACACCTCTAGGGTAGGGCAATAAACATGGCCGCTCAACTCGTTCCGCTGGCACCAACTGAAGTGCGTCGAGATCCTGTTGCCTCCGTTGAGGCGGCTGTTCCTCCCATGCCGGTTGTTCAAGCTGCTCCTCCTGACCAAAAGAACCAGCCGCCAAAAGAGGTGTTTGAGCTAGCTGCTGCTGTTTCTCCTGGCGCTGGAGATGCAGAGCGCAATCGTGCCGCTCAAATTATTAGGGACGCAAGCACTGAAAAAACCACAAAGATTAATACCAATCCTGTTTGGGAAGGGGTGGTTATTTCTTTGCTACGGGGCAATCTCTCTGACGCTTGGAAGTTTTACAACGGCGGTCCCGAGCGAGAAGAAGAGATGGTTGATGCGGTCGGCAATAAAGTCGGCTTCAAAACTTATAACGCTCGCGGTGCTACCAATACCTATCGTCATCGAGATGGTAGGGAGATGACTGAGCAGGAAGTTAAAGAACTTAGCGCTCGTGGCGGCGCTATTACTGATTCCGACAAAAAAGCCATTCAAACCGCAGGATGGGCCTCTGCTGGAGAAAACGCAAAGCTTGCGCGGTATGGTCTAAACAAACCTATTTTTGAAGCTCAAGCCAATGCGTTTGAAGCTGCTCGCACTGCTAGTGCTGCTAACCGCAACATTGAAGAGCAAATCAGTCTTGGCAAAAACATTCGCGGCATCCTTGACTACATTGGCACCCTAAAGCCAGAGGATCGTCAGCGCATTTTTGGTTACTATGGTCGTCTAAATGCCATTGGTCAGGGCCGTCAAGCTGGTACTGAACAGCGTACTGGAGCCCAAGCTGGAACACTTCAGCAGACCACCCGAAACGTATCTGGCACTGCTGGCACCGGGGTTCAGGGAACCACAGATGGGCAGGGAATTGCTCCGTCTGGTGGCCGTTTGAGTGCTGGCGTTTCTACTGGCGTTGGAACATTGGGCCAGGTTAGCGGTGGCGGCACGGCTGGTGAAGCTGCCACCACCAATGTCTCCAGCAGCCAAAACCTGCAAGAGCAGCAAAACATTGAAACTGCAATCATGCGTGAGTTGCAGGGTGTTATTAAGGATCGGAAACAGTTTGAAGCGCTTGGGCGTTATTTGGCGCTAGATGCTGCAAACCAAGAGGCTTATAGGTCGGTTCCCAAGAGCGCCCTGCCTCCTGGTTACGTGAGCGTGCCTGAAGTTGATCCGCGAGTCAGTGGCTATGAAAGTGCTGCAAGCAACCGAGTTGCTCAAATGCGAAACAATGCTCTGATTGCCGCCTGGACCAACGAACTCTTTAAGGCGCAGCGCAAGATTGCAGAAACTGGAGAAACTTTGGACATGGGCAAATTGTCTGATGACTTCCAGAAATCGGATATTTTCAAAGCAATTAACAATACGTATAGCGCTCGACTGCAATATGAACTAACGGGCAAGATGCCTGATTTGCCCAAGGGCACGTTGCGTGTAGACAAGTCCAACCGCATCATTCGTCACGGCGAGGATAAATAATGGCTGACAATTTTTGGGATGCACTTGAAGGTCGTTCAAGCGAAAAACCTTCAGCACCGAGCGCAGCGGCAGAGGCGGCTCCTGCTTTTGTTCCCGCGCCTGCTGCTACGCCGCGAAAATCTCAAGCAGCCGAATCGGTTATTTTCAAGCCAGATGCTGCTAGGACGGCAGAGCGGGCTGCTGCTGCTGCCAGTGTTGTCAAGCAAAATATGCCTGAGCCTGTTGCGGCATCGCCCACCAAAGATTTCATGGATAACATCCTTGGTCTTTGGCAGATTCCTGCTGCCATAGCCGGCGCGGAAGTTGTAAGGCGCGGATACAAAGCATTTAAAGAGGCTGGTGCTCCTGCTCAAACCAAGTCCATCCTAGATACGGATATTACGTTTAATCGTCCGGCTCCGACTGATGCCACATCTCGGCCTGCTGGTCCTGCTGCTGCGCCTGCCCAAACAGTAATGACTGCTGGTGGCCCGGTAAACCTGAGCGAAGTCCCTCCCGAAATGCGCCCGATGGTTGAGCGCTCGGCGCAAGTGACGCAGCAAAAGATGGCGACCGGTCCTGTTGCGCCTCCTATGGGCGCTCCTGCCCCTGTTGCGCCGGCTCCTCTAGAAATTCCCACCTTGTCTCAAACTGTTCAGCAGGGGGGAAATGTGACGAAGGCAGTGCAAACAGACCTTGCGCGGCAAATTGATGTTGCACCAACTGTAGCGCCTAGCGCCACACCCGCTATAGCACCCAGTGCTACACCTGCTGCTCCCGCAGCCGCTCCTGCCGTGCCCCCGAAAGAGCGCGTCAAATCTACATTTAAGAGCGCAGCAGATATTCCCGCTGGCATGGTTTTTCGCCCTGATGTTGGTAACGTGGACCGAGCTCTATTTAACATTCTTGGTCCAGAGCATCGTCAGAATGCCAAAGATCTGCTTAACAAAGGCCAGCCTTTCGGTAATGCGCCTGATGTTAATGATCGGGTTTCCAAGATTACTAACGAATACTGGAAAGCAGTACAGGGGCAGATCCCCGAGACAATCCTAAGCCGCGAAGCACGTATTGCTCAGGGTGTTCCGCATCAGGGCTTTGGTTCCTTTGGCGGCCTTGGTCGGGCGGTTAAGGTGGGTGGCGTGGCAGGTACGCTGCTTACTGCCGCTGAAGCTGCTCTTGCTGCACAGCAAGGTCGTTATGGTCAAGCTGCCGTGCAGGCCGCTGACATTGCTACGGACTTTATTCCTGGAGTGTCTGCGTTTAAGCAGGCATTTACTGGAACTACGCTAGCCCCTGGGACCACGCCGGAATATGAAGAGCGCGTCAGGCGTGTGCGTGAAGGTGCTGGTGCCGGCAGGGGATTCGTGAACCCCCCGCAATTTCGTTAAGCCTCTTTAACGAACAACCCGTTGGAGTTCAGTGTGCCTTTACGATGTTTGATTGCATCGTAGGCCACCTCCATGCAGTGAACTAGATTAATGTCCTTGAGGGCGCAGTAGATGATGAGTGTGACCATCACATCACCTACTCCATCAACAATCTCTTCCTGCTGATCTTTGATCGTTGCACGGGTCAACTCACCTAGCTCTTCCATCGTCTTTAGAAGTTGAGCCTGGGGGGTGCTGTTGGGAATGATCTTACGTTGTTCTGCCCAACGAACAATCTCGCCTTCAAGGTATGCGTAAGTGCTCATCTCATTAGTCCTGCAAATGGATTATTGGTTTGAACAGTAATCTTCCTGCTCTGACCTCTACGAATAAGGCCAATCAAGCCTCTGCTTACATTTAGCCTGCGGCCTAGCTCTGCGCCAGATAGATCGCTTGCCAAAATGTCTTTAATTTGATCGTCGGTTAATTTCTGGAGGCCTCTTTTTTTTGCCGCCTCCCTCAGTTTAATCCGTCGATTGATGTTCTTCTGATCGGTATTGCCGGCCATGTAAGACATGTGCTGCTGCCTAGTGCGGCAAATGAAGTGATCGGGGTTGACGCACTTAGGATCTCCGCATTTGGCTGCAATATACAGATGCTTAGGAGGTGGCTCGCCAGAGATCAGTTCTTTCATTACTCTACGGACAGTTTTAATCTTGTCGTAGTGATAGACCTGTGGGCTTCCGTTTGCCATGTACCCCTGCCAAATCCAACAGTCTCCAACCTCAATCGTTCGCTCTTTCAAAGAGTCAATAGTGTGAATTGTTAGTGGCTTTGACATATTAATGGTGGGGCGGCAGGTGCTGAACTCCTGCTCTCACTTTTCGGCCTGAGCAACATTAGGCCTTATCCGACAGCCCGGAAATTCGCCCCATAAAAATTATCCTAGAACGGAATATCGCTTTCCATGTCTTCCAGAGCGCCGCCCTTGGACTTCCCCGGCTGCGACTCTTGTGCCTTCTGGATCACTACCTGATTGAATGCATCAGAGGCCCATACGTGATTCCAATACTTCCCGTCGTCTTGTTTGCGGGCAGGGTAGGAGACAAAGGTTCCTTTCTGCCCTTCAATCAGCTTGCACCCTTTGATTTCCATGAAGGGTTTTGCGCCTGCTTTGCTGGCTAGGCCCAGGTTAAACGAGGGATATTTACCGTCTTTCCAGACTACAGTGACTTCCATTTATGCAACCTCTTTTTCATTCAATTTCTCTTTGTAGGCCTTGATGGCGCTACGGATCTTAGAGTCAGGTTTTAGCTGCTCCCACACGCGCAGACGGATTTCGTTGTCGGTGATCGACTCCCACTCTCCGTACATGCCCGCATGATCGTCTGCCGCATAGTGCTGGCGAATTGCTTCTACGATCCTGTCGATCAGGCCCGTATCAATCTCAGGCAGGTCCTCGCCCGCATATATATACAGACCCAGGCCATGCAGTGACAGGGCTTTGGTCATGCACCGCATGATGGCCGTGTTGACCGCGAAGGCATCCGGGTTAGGAATAGCCTTGTTCTTGTAGTCCATCACGGGTAGCTGGCAGGTCATAGGCTTGCCAAACATGGTGACAGTGACCCAGACCATGCAGGTGCCGTTGACTTCCATGTAGCACTTGCCATCAAACATTTCAACTTTGAATGTTGCGGCAGGATCGGCCTTCAGTGCTTCTGCCCAGGCCCATGCCCACGACAGGTAGGACAAGTTGTTCTTCTTTTCAACGTGATCATTGACGTTGGTTTTGAGAAGCTTTTCAATGCTCATTTTCCGTATGCCTTGTCGTATTCGTTATTGACAATGTTTCGCTGAACAACTTCCGGCATGTCCTTCAGGCGAATAAAGTGCTTTGCCGTGCAGCAATCGTCTTCCTGTTTTGTTTCCAGGCAGTTCCAGCAGTAGAAATCTTCTGCGTGTGCTTGTAGAAATTCTCTAGTCCACGAGTCCATAAACTCATACTCCAGAGCGACTGTTTCGTAAAACTGTTGTTGGCTCATAGCAGGTAGATAGAAATTGCAGCAGACAGCAGCGTGATGCCGATCAAAGCGCCGACGGCCAGATGTACGTGGCTTGCGGGCGTGCCGATGTGCCGCTCAATGGGATCGCAGTTGTAGAGCCAGATGGCCTCGCTCATGCTGCGAGGTGTTTCAAAGTGAGAGGGCTTGATCATTGCAGGAACTCCTTTGCTATATCTTTCAATGCTTCACTATATCCAGTTGCTATGCCGTTTTCCGTGAGGATGGAAGTGAGCGCGGCACTGGCTGAATTGAGTAACCTGTTCTTCATGTCAGCAGACGCATCCACTGTCATAAACATGTACAGGTCGTACAGGTAGCAGCTGATGAGGTGCTGCGACCGGTCAGAAAGTTCGATCAACATTGTTCTGGAAAACGTCGGTAGTTGTGGACCACTCGCCGGTCTGAGTGTTGAGTAATTGTCCGTTGACGCGCTCAATGAACACACCATCCTGGGACACATACCCGGTGGCGCATTTGTTGAACACATCTCCGTGCTCATCAATCAGAGCATCGTTTGTTTCCGTGTACGTCTGTCCTGAGAGCCAGTTCCATATAAATTTCATTGCTTTGCTCCTGAGTGCCGGGATGGCACGGAAGACACTGTACTACCTCAAGATCTTCAGTTCAACAACTTTATCCTGATCGGAGGTTGAAGTTTAATAGAGAAAATCAATTGGCGTTCTGGATCGGAAGAGCGACAATAAACCGGTCATTAACGAAAGGAGAAGCAATGACACTAGACGATTTGATGAAGAAGGCCAGTCTGTACGAGATTGCCAAGCTGCTCAAGATCAGCGCACCGGCGACCTACAAATGGAAGAAGTCAGGAAAGATCCCTGCCAAGCGCGTGAAGCAACTGATGTTGATTAAACCCGATTGGTTTGAGTGACAGTCAGGCCTCGAGAAGAGCCCCTCGATAGATCATTTTAAGGAGTTGTAAATGGAAAACGCAATTAAGTATTTGACTATTGGCTCCCAGGCTGACGAGTGGTTGGCAGATATGTGGACTTGTGTTCTGGATGGAGACTACGAACATGCCATGACCTGCCAGTTGTTTTTCTTGATGTACGAAGACCAGTGCAAGGAAATGCTCAAGAACATGAGTAAAGAGGATTTCCAGCATTTGTCGCAAATGAACTACATCGCTGTCAACGGCAAGAAGTTTAATAAGGAGTAACCATGACTGAACAGCAAATCGCAACGCCGGTCGCTGAACCTGCTCCCGAACTGGTTTGCCCTAAATGCGGCTGCACCGAGGTCAGTGGGCATCTGGGCACCGCGCATGGGATGGACGTATGGATTGTCGAGTGCGATGAGTGCGAGCATGTTTTGGACATTGACTACGCCTAGAAAGGAGGGCGCATGAGTAAAGGATCTACACCCCGTCCCTTTTCCGTATCGAACCAGGAATACGCCGAGCGTTGGGACGCAATCTTTGCCAAGGAAAGCTGCCCTGCCTGCGGAAGCCTGAAATATCACGTGAGCAGGGGCATCCGGGATGGCGAACCCTTTTCGCATAAGGAGTGCGAACGATGCAAGCACCAGTGGGACAAGAAATAAGCCTGTTAGAAGCCGCCAAAATGGCCTACAACTGGTTTTTTAGGGAGGGTGATGGCCCAAGTGCCCTCGAGGTCCATGTGGCGCTAGGGCGGGCTATTGAGACAGCCCAGCAAAGTAAAGAGAGAAACTACCTGATTGAATCCGTGTCTGACGAAGCAGGAGAAGTTTATGAGCGAAAAATTTGAAGAGTTTTGGCAGGTATGGCCTAAGCACTTTCGCAAGGCCAGCAAGAGTGTGTGCCTAGCCAAATGGAAAGCAAAGAAACTAGACGCCCAGGCGGGCCAGATCATTAAACATGTGATGTACATGAAGGGGCAAGAGGCCTGGACAAAGGATGGCGGATCATTCATTCCTGCGCCCCTGGTTTACATCAACCAAGCTCGATGGGATGGGGCTGAGATCCCTGAAATCGTGGCAAACACCCCTGTTAGAGATCCGGCTGTTGTAAAAATCGAACAAGATGCAAAGAAGGCGGTGCCTATGCCGGATCACATTCGAAAAAAACTTCAAGAATTGCGCCGTACCCCCTTGACAGCGTAGCGGTTGTGTAGAGAATCCGTCCTGTTGTCGTAGTAGTCAACAAAATGAAGCGGTTTGAGAATGCTCCTGGCCTCGAAAGAGGCACTACTACCGGGAGCAGCCTCAAGCCGCTTTTTTGTTGCCTAAACGATAGCCCTGAAGCCATGCGGTACGTCGGTGGTGGCTATCTCAGGAACCCCGTTACACGAGCAAGCCAGAGCGGGGGCGGTGGGCGAATCCCTAGAGCCGGGTGGTTGAAATAAGTCTGGGGTAGTGCGATGCGAGGGCATGGCTCCGAAGAGCACAGAGCGAACTGTTGGTTGTGACCACGGTAAGGCTGTGCTTTGCTCAGACATTCACCAAAGAGCACCTATAAAGAATATAAGTAGAAGATAAAGACAAGTAGTAAAGGAATAGAAATGAGCTTCGTAAAAAACCCGCTTCAACTGCCAAACAGTTATTCACAGGATCGTATTGCAGTGCACAAGTTCAAACACTGCGGCAAATGCAATGAAGATCGACCGCCAGAGGGAGGGGTGCAAATGTCACGAGACAAGTGGTATTGCGTCAAATGTTGGACTGTGCGCTCCACTAGTCCTAAGAAAAAACCCTCTTAATCCTGAAAGGCAAAGCAATGAAACGAATAGCAATAGCGATAAGTTTTGTATGTTGCACTGCGGCACATGCAGAGTTTTGGGACGGTAACTACCTACATGAAAAGCTAAACGGTACCCAGGCAGATCAGCACATTGCTCTTGGATACATCATGGGGGTAAGCGATACGCTTTTTGGAGCTGTGCAATGCGCTCCATCAAACGTAACGGGTGGGCAAGTGCGAGACATGGTTCGCAACTACATAAACAACACCCCTGCAATCCGGCACCGTTCGGCCGACTCCATAGTCACGGAGGTGCTTAAAACCGTTTGGCCGTGCCAGGAGCGTCGTGGAAGGGGGCAAGCACTATGACCCGCGACGAAATCATTCAAATGGCGCGGGAAGCCAACTTACCGTCGTGCCTTGCGACTCACCCTGTTGCACTTGGCCGATTCGCCGCCCTTGCCGCCGCCGCCGAGCGCGAGGCGTGTGCGAAAGAGGTGTGGCCCACCGACATCAAGGTTTGGTCTAAGGAGGAGATGCAAGCGATGACGCAAGCATTCAATCAGGCGCAAGAGAAACACGGCTGGTACGAGACTTTGATGGCGGTCGGTGCCTCGGTACTCAAAATGACAGCCGCCGCTATCCGCGCACGAGGAGAAACATGAAGTGCCCTCACTGCCAATTTGAACTGCGCTCCATGGTTCTGGAAACACGCCGGTATCAGGATGCCGTGTACCGAAAACGCTGTTGCCCCAACTGTTCCAAGTCTGTGATCACCATCGAGACTGTTGTTCCCGGAACCAAGCTGCCCCGCGAACCACGCGAGGACAAGCAAACAAAAGAAAAGATTGATGAAGGCCCGAAAGTCATTAGCCTAGACGTCCTCAAAGTCTGGCGATAAGGAGAACCAGTGAAGAAATTAATCTGTATAGCCGCCGTGTTCTGCAACATGGCCCACGCCGAATTCATGGACGGCAATCAATTGCTAAACGATTTGCGAGGCGACTCACACGACCGCATGTTTGCGATGGGCTATGTCGTGGGCATAGCCGATGCGATTCGAAGCATCAGCTTTTGCCCGCAGTCGAACGTCAATGCAGGCCAACTGCGTGACATGGTAAGAAACTACTTGGACAACACCCCGGCGGTCCAACACCTGACCGGCGACGTGATCGTGTCCCATGTACTCAAAACTACATGGCCGTGTGCCCAGCGCAGGGGGAATGGGATATGACCCGCGACGACATCATCCGCATGGCGCGGGAGTCTGGAATCGGGCCTGTCTACGGTTACGAGAGCATTGAACGCTTCGCCGCCCTTGTCGCCGCAGCCGAGCGCGAGGCGTGTGCGAAGTTGTGCGAGGAGCAACGGAACATGGAATGGGTCAGGGCAAACATTCCGCTCATTACTCACGACCCAGCAAACACGATGGCTAGCAAATGCGCCGCCGCCATCCGCGCAAGAGGAGAAACGCAATGAGCGACCTTGTACAGATCATTTCGGTCTGCACCTTGCTGGTGCTGGCGATTGGCTGGGCCTCAAAGCTGTCCGTGGAGTGCGAAATTATGGATGTTGCTGGGTTGTTCTGCACGGCTTTGGCGCTGGGCTACCTTGCGGGGAAA